AATGCATCATCATCACATGAAAATGGCTCATCATCACTTGAAAGAAGCGATGAAACACGGTGGAGAAGCCAAAGAACCCCATTCAAAAGACATGGGCGAAAAGGCTTTTAAACACGGTGGCCACGTTAGAAAAATGGCTGGCGGTGGAGACACAGTTGGTCGTGAAGGTATTGCCGAGAAACGCGGCATGACTACAGCCAAAATGGGTAGAGTTGCTGCTGGTGGCGAAAAGAAACACGGCGAGCACAAAATCCAAGAACGTGGCCATACACGCGCATTGCAAGAGAAAATGAAGGGTAACACTATTGGTGACGGTCCTTTGTATAACGTCAAAGGCCCAGCCATGAAGCGCGGCGGTAAGACTCATGCCATGAAACGTGGCGGCAAAGCTTGTTAAGGAAAAACCATGAAACATCATCACCCAGAACATCACGAGCACGTTCATCCTGCTGGTCATGAGCACCATCATGAGACTAAACATCATGTTCACCACATGAAAGAACATGAAGTCAATGGTCACAAGCATCATCATCACATTTATGGTGAGCATGCTGCTGGTCATCACAAGCACCACGAAGTAGCCGAACATTTGCACAAACATCAAGTATCCAAATAAGGAGACTGTTATGCCTATGAATTCAATGATGATGGCTCCCGGACAAATGCGCCGGCCACCTATGGCAGGTCGTATGCCAGTCAATCCCCTGTTGGCGGCTAAACGTCCTGGTGGAATGAGTAAAGGTGGTTCTGCGCATCGTGCAAGCGAGCGTGCAGATGGATGCTGTGAAAAAGGCCATACCAAAGGTACTATCGTTGCATGCAAAGGCGGGATGTACAAATGATGGCAAGTCGTGGCATGGGAGACATTAACCCGTCAAAAATGCCGGGCAGGAAGGTCATCAAGAGAAAAGATGACCCGAATGATGTCTCTATGTACAAGAAGGGCGGGGAGGTTTGGGATAAGCCTCGCCCTAAAAGTCTTGGTAAGCCCAACAAGTTGACCCCTGCCAAAAAGGCTGCTGCAAAGAAAGCGGCCAAAAAGGCGGGACGTCATTATCCAAATTTAATTGATAACATGAGAGCTGCGCAATGAAACAACATATCATGAATTATTTGAGCCAAATGGGTTATCCCGTTTCCAGCTTTGAACATACTCTTCTTGAGAAGTTTGCTGCTTTTGTAGCCGCATCTGAGCAAGCTGAACCCGTCGTTGAAACGCCTGTAGTTGAGGCTCCTGTAGTTGAGACTCCTGCTGTAGAAGAAGAAGTTGATAAGGCTAAATAATGGCCATAACAACGTCCGGAGCCACGGGGTTTAATTTACAGCTTCCTGAGTTAGTCGAGGAGGCTTTTGAACGTTGTGGCAGCGAATCTCGCACTGGATATGATGTTAAAACGGCTCGCAGATCATTGAATCTGCTGTTTGCGGACTGGGCTAACCGTGGTGTTAATATGTGGACGTTTGAGCAAGACGTCATCACGTTAGCCCAAGGTCAGCCCACCTATGTGGTTCCTGACGATACTGTCGATTTACTCGAGCACGTCATCAGAACCAATGCCAATGTGGCCTCTAACCAGGCTGATTTGACGATTACGCGTATCAGCGTGTCTACTTATGCGACCATCCCCAACAAGTTGGTACAAGGACGCCCCATCCAATTATGGATTCAGCGCCTAACAGCCAACACTTCACCGACTGCCATCACCATTGCCAGCGCTGTTGGGACTACAGATACGCAAATTGCGGTAAGTTCACTGTCTGGATTACCAAATGCAGGCTGGGTAACCCTCGATAATGAGCTAATTGGCTACAACGAGCTTCAGCCGGCAGTCAATGGCTATCCCGCTTACATCTTAAACTGCACTCGCGGTCAAGGAACTACAACTGCGGCCACTCATAGTGCTGGTATTGCCCTCTATTTGACCCAGAAAAACAGCGTAACCGTGTGGCCAACGCCCGATAACGCCAATACTTACCAGCTTGTGTACTGGAGAATGCGTCGAGTACAGGATGCTGGGGGCGGAACTAACATTGCAGACGTGCCATTCAGGTTTATTCCATGTTTAGTGGCTGGTTTGTCCTACTACATGGCCATGAAGATACCTGGCGCACTCGATAGAATACAGATTTTGAAGGCTCAGTACGATGAAGCCTGGAATAATGCAGCACAGGAGGATCAAGAGAAAGCCGCCGTCAGGTTTGTGCCCAGACAGATGTATATTGGCGGCTCTTTCTAATGGGAAATAGGTTTTCTTCCGGTAAAAACTCGATTGCAGAGTGTGATCGGTGTGGTTTTCGTTATAAATTGACAAATCTCAAGAAGGAAGTCATAAAAACCAAGGTATACAACTTGTTGGTGTGTCCAACTTGTTGGGACCCAGACCAGCCGCAGTTGCAATTGGGTATGTTCCCAGTGGATGACCCCCAGGGCGTGAGAGATCCAAGGCCGGACTTGAGTTATTACCAGTCAGGCAAATTGTCAGATGGATTTGTGGGTGAGGGAAGTAGAGTTTTCCAGTGGGGTTGGAACCCTGTTGGTGGAGCCAGCAGTTTTGATGTTGCATTGACTCAAAATGATTTGATTCCAACCGTGCAAGTTGGTACAGTTACGATAGTTACAACGTAGGAGTTTGAAATGAAACACGACGATATTAAAGAAGACAAAAAGCTGATTAAGAAGGCTTTTTCTATGCACGACAAACAGCTGCATGAGAACAAAAAAACCAATCTTACAAAGCTTAAAAAAGGTGGCCCAACCGGCAAAGATATGCGTGCTGTTGGACGTAACTTGGCCAGAGCGCATAACCAAAAACCTGGAAGCAAATAATGAAAACTCAAGTCAAGCCCACCAAAAAAAATAGCCCTGCTATTCACCGTGCCAGCGATGTCAACAATGGTCCTGCTGCTGAGTATGCAAAGCCACACGACATGAAAGGCCGTCCAGTAGGACCATCTGCCGCTTTCACAGACCCTGAGTTTGAGAAGAAAAAGAACTGGGTTCCTTTGATGGGCGTGTCTATCACGATGGATGACCGCGTTAAAGATGACGGCATTAAGATTCGTGGCACTGGAGCTGCAACCAAAGGCGTGATGGCTAGAGGCCCAATGGCATGACATATTCCGAGCTGTCTCAACTCATACAGGATTACACGCAGAACTACGAGAGCACTTTCGTAGCGGATATTCCTATGTTTGTTGAGCAGGCGGAACAGCGTATCTTTAACACGATACAGTTTCCATCCATTCGCAAGAATTCAACGGGAACCATTACACAGAACAATCAGTATCTGTCGTTGCCGTCTGACTTCTTAGCAGTGTATTCTTTGGCCATTTTTGAAAACGCAACTCCTACGGCCACAGGTACATCGGGCGCGTATACAATCACCGTGTCCAGCGCTACCAACATTTTGTTGGGTCAGATTGCCTCTGGTACAGGGATAGCGACCGGAGCCACCGTTACAAATATCAACGGCTTGATAATCACGTTTAATTTGCCCAATACAGCTGCGGTTTCTGGGACGATTACGTTCCAGGGCAATTATTCATTCTTGTTGAACAAAGACGTCAACTTTATCCGTGAGACGTACAACAACCCAACTTCCTACGGCACGCCACAGTATTACGCATTGTTTGGCCCAACAGTAAGCGGCGGATCGGTCTCTACCAACTTGTCGGTCATCATGGGTCCAACGCCCGATGCCCTCTATACTGCCGAGCTGCATTATTACTATTACCCAACATCGATTGTCCAGTCTGCCATCAACGGCACAAGTATTTATGCGGCTGGGTCTGGCTATTCCAATGGAACGTACTACAACCAAACGCTCACAGGCGGCACAGGCACTGGAGCAAGGGCCGATATCACGGTTGCTGGTGGCGTGGTCACGGCGGTAACTTTGAATTACAACGGCTCTTATTACGCCCCTGGAGACCTATTGTCTGCCAGTTTTGGCAATGGAACCAACTTTCAGCTACAGGTTAACTCTGTAAACAACCCAACTGGCACAAGCTGGCTGGGTCAGAACTTTGATACCGTGCTTTTGTACGGCGCTTTGGTTGAGGCTTACACCTTTATGAAGGGTGAGGCTGATGTGCTTAAAGTTTACTTTGATCGTTATTCCGAGGCACTGGCTCTAGCTAAACGTCTTGGCGATGGCATGGAGCGTACCGACGCCTACAGAACAGGTCAATATAGTCAGGCGGTTAAATGAGCATAGTCCAAACGGCTACGACCAGCTTTAAAGTCCAGTTGGCTCAAGGTTTACACAACTTTGGGCCCACCAGTCCGAACACGTTTTACATTGCTTTGTTTACTGCAAATGCACTGTTAAATGCCACCATCACGCAGTACACCTCCCAACTTGTTGGGGAGGTATCTGGAACCGGCTACAGTGCAGGCGGGATTCCATTGACCATCTCACAATCCCCCACATCGGGCTCTACAGGCGGTACAACCGCTTATTGGTCATTTGCCAATGCCATATGGTCACCGGCAGCATTTACATGCCGTGGGGCCTTGATTTACAATCAAAGTCAAAGCAATGCTTCAGTGGCTATTCTTGATTTTGGTGGGGATAAAACCTGCACCAATTCATTCACCATTCAGTTCCCAGCCGTTAACAACACAAACGCAATATTGCGAATCGCATAGGAGTCATCATGACGAACGAAACTCAAGGATGTGGAGACTACGCTGTAGCTACACTTAATACCAATCCCAAGGTGCCAGAAGGCATGGGCATTGAAGGCTGGTATCACGTTATTTGTCATGACAAAGACGGCAACTTTAAGTGGGAAGATAAGTTTCCCAATTTGGTGGTCGCAGGCGGCAAGCAGTTAATGTTGGATACGTTGCTTAGAGGCAGCGCTTATACTGTTGTCGGACCTTTCCTTGGCCTAACAAATGCCACTTTGACTCCTGCCGCAACAGACACCATGACCACTTTGGTGGGCGGTGGTAAAGAGTTTACGGCTTATACAGTCAGCGGATCAGCGGTTCGTGGTACAGCGGTGTTTGCAGCGTCTACATCAACTGGATCAACACCCTCTAACGTGACGTCCAGTACCGCTACGGCGATTACCTACACGATCACAGGTGGCGGAGGAACAGTTTACGGTTGCTTCTTGGTGACTGGAACAGGTGCTGTCAGCACGCAAAGCAACACCAGTGGAACCTTGTATTCTGAGGGCAACTTCAGTACAGCCAAAGCCACAACGGCAGGCGATACCGTATCGGTAACATATAGCACAACTGCTACATCTTGATTGGGGCTTTAGATGGCTCTGCAAGTTGCTGATAGAGTCCAAGTACAGAGTACAAGCTACACAACAAGTAGTTTTACTCTGGGCTCTGCCGTCACTGGGTTTCAGTCCTTTTCTGCGCTAACCAACGCAAATACAACCTATTATGCGGCCACAGACTCCTCTGGTAACTGGGAGGTTGGGTATGGTGCGTACACTTCTGCAACACCAGCTCTTGCGCGCACGACCATATTGTCGTCCAGCAACTCGGGCAGCGTGGTCACGTTTAGCGGTACGGTCAATGTTTTCATCACCTATCCCGCTGGAAAGTCTGTTAATTTAGACATTAATAACGTGGCCAATGCTCCAGTATTTGCGGCTACCAATGGATTGGTTACAAATAACCAGACGATTGCCACGTCGTATTCGATACCAGCTGGATATGCCGCCTCTTCTGTTGGCCCTATAACCATGTCCTCTGGAGCGGCTGTTACCGTTCCTAGTGGATCACGCTGGGTGATCTTGTAATGTTTGGTTTAAGCACCTTTGCCCAGTCACCGTTTGCATCAACGGGCAGTAATCAGTATGCTTTTTCCATTACCGAAGACTCTGGCTTGGCAGATTCAAGCACGCAACTTAGCACTTTTTTGCAGAGTATTACAGAGGCACTGACCTCCAGCGACACCAATTCTGAGTTAAGCACTTTCTCTAATAGCATATCCGAGAATGTAAATAGTGCTGACTCAAGCACCCAGGCATCGCAGTTTTACTTTGTAAACGCCGATGGAACTACTGTTGGTGACGTTAACTCTATCTCTCAGCAGTTTACTTTTAGCAATACAGAGAATTCAGGTCTGGCAGATACGCCCGTTTTATCGGCACAATTTAGCTCTTCATTGGTGGAAAATGCAGGTTTAGCAGACTCTAGCACCCAGCAATCAGCGTTTTTACAGTCTTTAACAGAGTTCTTTACATCTAACAATACCGACTCAGAGATCGATACGTTCTTCTTTGGGATCGTAGAGAATCTTGCGGTGGCGGATTCTAGCGCTCAGATATCAACGTTTTTGCAGAGTATTGCAGAGGCGGTGGTTTCTGCTGACTCGTATATTGGCGGGTTTATCTCGTTCTTCACGATTACTGAGGGCGTTACATCGGCAGACTCGAGCTCCGTCAATCTTATTTTGACTCTAAGCATTTCAGAGGCTACGACACTTGCTGACCAGGAATCTATTCAATACGGTGCGATTTACAGCATTATTGAGAACTTGGTAGCCGCAGACTCAAACACCGTGATTGGCTGGTTTGCTGTTGATGACAGCGAGACTGCTTCATGGCAAAATATAGGCAATACGCAAACTCCGGGCTGGACCATTATCAATGACCCTGAATCCCCCAACTGGACCGTGATACCGTCAGGACAATAACATGGCAATAACACCTTCATCACTGCTGTATTTACCGATTATCACCACCGGAACAGAGCCTGGTGTATGGGGTAGCGAGATAAACAACGGCCTAACACAATATCTTGATATTGCAGTTGCAGGTACTTTGTCTCTAACTCAGTCAAGCTTTACAGCCAATGCGCTGACTCTTAGCAATACCGCCGGGTCAAGCTCATCAACCGGCATAACCACGAGCACAGCCCAGTATGCAATTCTGAGCATTAACTCTTTAACAGCCAATGTGACCATCACCGCGCCCAGTTCTGGGTATGGTGGCGCCACATATAGCAAGACATACTACGTCATCAACGGCTCCAACTTTACAGTTACCATCAAAGCGTCAGGCCTAACTGGCGTCACAATCCCTGCCAATACTAGAGCCAATGTTGTGTTTAACGGCACGGACTATGTATCAGCTCAGAGTTATCTGCCATCGGCAACAATTGGTTCTGCGACCATTTCTACGTTGGCTACGGACGGTACAAG